CTAAACCTCCTGAGGGTTCTTCTTACAAGAGGAACGGCGACTACTTCTTGACCGAGTTCGCTCCTCGCCTGGCTCGCGACATGGCCGATTGGCTCACGAAGAGTAATGCGAAGAAGGACCTCCGCGAGATGGGTGAGTGGATGTTCGACTGGAATAAGAAGAACGGCCTCCGAGTCTATCAGTTCCAGTACGCCGCAGTCTTAGCGGACATCGCCGACTGGTATCCTAAGTTCGTGAATCTCGATAGTATGTTCTACTACGGGACGAATGCTCGCGAGTGTATCTCATATCTAGCAGTGCCTACCAAGAAGATGAGTCAGGACCAGTTCCTCGACGCAGTGATGGAGAAGATCTATGCGGATACGAAGTCTCTTCCGTACAATGCGGAAGATGTTTGTTGCGACTTCATCCGATGGGTGGAAAACTATGTCAGACCGGGTGCACACTACGACCATCTGGACTTCGACGGAGTGTGGTCGAGCTGTAGAATTAAAGATCACCCGTTCGGAAGACAGCGTGCGATGCTCGACCTCGGAATCATCAAGTCTTTCAATGGTATGTCGGCCCACCCTTCGGATGATAAGGTGCTCAGAGAAGCAGGACTGACGGTGGAGCAGTACAAGGAGATGGTGAGGACTTTACATTGACACTCTTTCCTGTTGACACTTCTAGAGACATCAAGTATAATAACTTAGCCGTCGTAGACATGCTGCCTAATGGCAAGCCGAGTCGAAGCTGGATGAAGGACTGGACGCAGGAAGAGAGGACTGAGAAGTTCTTCGAGTTCTGTAGAGCATACGACATGCGAGAAGACTCCTTACTAGCCGAGAACTACCAGCAGTTCTCTCATCGCCTGCACTGGGACGAGTGTCCATTCGTGGATCTGCTCAAGACTTTTGACGATCCTGAGACAGTGCTTCATGCTTGCATCTTATTCTCATTCACTAACGAGCACTGGTTAACTCTGGGGTCTTGGATCTATTCGGGACAGGCGGGTCTGCGAGACTATTTGAATGAGGGCAATCGCCCGTGCAGGTCTGACCTCTTTCAGATCTACTATCCCAAGGGCACTAGAGTAGAAGAGTGGCTCCTAGCAGGTCCTCAGAAGGCTGCTAAGGCTCTTCATCACGTTCTTGGTGCTAAGAACCGTCCTTACACTATGATGGAGTTCGCCAAGATCCTCAACGAGCACTTCGTCACCGAGCAAGGATTCCGCAACGCTATGTATCCATGCAAGAACGCGGCTCGTCACGTGGCCATGTCTCATCCCGAGTGGGTGGATCCAGAGAGCTTCTTGCACGGAGGCACTGGCTTCTTCGATGGTCTACAGCAAGTGTTCGACTGCTCTTCTCTCATGAGCAAGGCGAAGTACGAGCTCGATATCATAGGAGACTACGTTCCCGCGAATAAACACGGTGTACAATTTATGAACTCCATGTTATACTTGTATCATCATCCCTCTAATCCGATGGTTCGGCAGAAGTTCCTCAATCTCGAAGATAAGCTCTGCTTCTTCTATAAGCACATCGCCATCACTCAAGGCATCAAGCAGACCACGAAGCAGATCCCTTATGAGTGGGTGTATCCGAGAGAGTGGTCTCTCAAGACAAACAAGTATGACAGGATGAATTGATGGCACATGATACACACGTTCAGGACGGTATCAACAAAGACGCCCAGCTCTGGCCGGGTTGTACGTTAGAGGAAGCTCGCGAGTACTACCTCGATCTCGCCGCGGGCTGGACTCCGTACAACCCGGATCCAGTAGTGATCGAACACGACGGAGTGAGAGTAGTCAGAGACGACCTGATCGTCGGCACCAAGACCAGGGCCGGCGACTTGCTCGCGTCTAAGATCAATCACGAGACTATCGTCTACTCTCAGCCTCGAACTGGACTCGCCGGCGTGTCTATCCTAGACGCTGCCAAACACCACAACAAGAGAGTGGTGCTCTTCATGCCTGCCTCTAAGGAGGTATCTCTTCATCAAGCCTGTTGCATCGAGCGAGGAGCAGAAGTGCACTTCAAGAGAATCGCCGCGATGCCTATCCTCAATAAGTACGCATTGGAATGGGCGAAAAAGAATGACGGATTCTTCGTACCACTTGGACTCAAGCACTCATACGCTACTGCTGGTATCGTTCATGCTGCTAGTAAGATCGATCCTCCAGACGAGGTGTATGTCGCCATCTCTACTGGCGTACTGTCTCGAGCTCTACAGATCGCTTGGCCTAAGGCTAAGTTCACCTGCGTGGCTGTCGCTCGAAATCTTAAGGAGGGCGAGCTTGGAAGAGCAGAAGTGATCTCTGAGCCTCTGCCCTTCACCACTCCAGAGAAGGCTGAGAACATGCCTCCGTTCCCTGCGATATCTACCTACGACGCCAAAATCTGGAAGTACATTCCGAAGAACACCGGGCGCAATGTCCTGATGTGGAACGTAGGCGCTGAACCCGTGTTGACAAATTCGGCTATATATGATACCATCGACTCCTACCGTGACTGGGACAAGAATTTGAAATGAGCGCACTCGTAGCAACCCCCTTCATCACTATCGCAAGTAACCTGAGCAGCCATCGCGCTGCTCAGGGCGTAATCTATGCCGATCAGATTCGTCAATCTGGCAAAGACGTCACCGTGAATATGACTCTCGAATTCTATCAGCACGACTTCAATAAGTTCGACGAGCTGTACGTCTATCATGGCAACGACTGGTCTGGTCATCTCAACCTGTTCGGCGGGTTGAAGGAGTTTCCATACATCGACAACTTCGTGAACTTCTCTAAGTTCAAGGGCAAAGTCTATTCGCTGATGATCCCGCATCCCGACTACTACGCGGATCTTCAACACAAGATGAAGTTGATGAGAGAGAAGAACAAAGAGATCAACCCGTTGTGGGACGAGGTAGACTGGCCCAATCTCCAGCGCATGATACAGACCGCCGAGGTAGTCAATCCCAATGAGCTGGTCCTGTACGACAAAGCGGCCATGGGCGACAGCCACGCCATCTGCATGTATCGTCCAGAATGGATGCTCAACTCAGTCCCGTTCAAGACTCTGCATGGTGCCCTGAAGATGGGACTCAAGAGCTTCTTACCTACTGATAAGGTGAATTTCAAGAAGCTCGAGTACTACTTCGGCAACATCGACATTCGCCATCACCTGATGCGTCAGTCCGATCCTGAAGCCGCTACTCGAGACCTCGTGAAAAACTATTACGACGCGTGCAAATCCATTACAGCAGATCTCGGGTGCGAAATTCAGATCTACGAGCCGCTGCCCATCGAGAACGAGTCTCGCTCCATTCCTAAGACCGGATGGTACGAGGGTACTCCGTTCTATGGCTCGTGGGATGAGCGCGACAACATCCGCAACATCTTCATCGATGAAGCTACCAAGCAGCAAGGTAATGGAGTCACTCTATTCAGGTGGTGTGATAAGCTGAAGAACAACAAGGGCGAACTCGACTTCAAGTACATGGAGAAGCCGCAGTCAGTCCACCTCTCTCGTGAGTTCTATCCTCACTGGCAGGGCAGGGAATACAACGAGAAGAAGCATCAAGCTAACACAGTTATGGGACTATTCGCATGAGCAACATCACCCACGCCACCATCATTCCGCTAATCGGAGGTGAAGCACTCGCGTCGACTGAAGTATTCGGGTCGAGACCGGAGTACATCTTGTCTTATGAGGCATTCGCCGCCAACGAGAAGCACCTGCTCAACTACTGGAACCACGAGGTTCCTTATCACGTACTCGACAAGGGAGGTAGCCACCCGCATCGAGTAGACGTGGTCTCCTCGGTATGTCCGTGTGCCGGCCTGTCTCTGTTCTCCATGGGATACGGAGAGCACAACCCGAACAACCAGTGGATGATCAAGACCGCCGAGTACGTGCTGGGTGAGATGAAGCCGAAGGTGTTCTGGGGCGAGAACGCTCCGACGTTCGTGGGCAAGATAGGCGAGCCTATTCGTAAGCAGCTGATCGAGATCGGTCGCAAGAACGGGTACACCATGACCATGTATCGCACCAAGAGCCTGGTGCACGGAGTGCCTCAGGTTCGAGAGCGTACGTTCTACTTCTTCTGGCAAGATACGAAGGTGCCCGAGCTCGGTTACTACCGCCGGCCCTACACTCGCATCGAGGACATCATCCTCGGAGTAAAGTCTAACTCGCAGATGGAGCCCATCAACAAGAACACGCCTACCAAAGATCCCTACTATCGGTACCTGCTCGAGGTCATCAATGGAGGCATCACTCATCGTCAGCACTTCGACGCACTCGACACCGACAAGATCGCTACGCGCTACCTAGACGCCAAGAGCCTAATCGAGTGGCACGGCCACTCCTACAAGCAGGTCGGCGAGTGGATGGCCAAGGAGGGCTACGAGAAGGAAGTAGAGAAGTGCGATCGCATGTTCAAGAAGCTGGACGACGGCGGCAACATCATGCGGCGTGGGACCATCGTGCCTAAGGACCACATCGGTGCATTCGTGGGCCACTATCCTAAGATGCTGACTCACCCGCACGAGGACAGGTATATAACATACAGGGAGGCGATGACCATCATGGGTCTGCCCTCCGACTACGAGCTGCTGTCACCCACTCAGAGCTACAATCACATCTGCCAGAACGTGCCGTATCAGACTGCGGTCGACATGGCCACCGAAGTGAAGGCGGTTCTGGAGGGTAAGAGAAACTACATCGACGCCAGATTGGTCCTTCAGCACAATCATAGTCAGTCGGTGGAGATCCTCGATAAGGCTGATACGCCGAGCCTCGAGAGTTTCTTTGATGGAGTAGCAGCGTGACTTTACAGAACATGTTAGGAGTGATGTACGAGATGAATGAGAAGAAGCAACCGTGGATGAATACGGTGATTGGCACGGAGCCAGAGATCGACTCGCCTCTGCATAAGAAGGCGCCGTTCAAATACAACGAGGAGAAGATCATCGATGATCTATACGAGTACCTCAAGTCCACCTACGGTGAGCACTACACTACCGATTCAGAAGCTTCTATACAGTGCTTCGACGCTTGGATCGCCATGGGTGATGCCACGCCAACATTTCGTAACACCGCCATCAAATACCTCTGGAGATACGGAAAGAAGAACGGAAACAACAAGAAGGACCTGATGAAGGCCCTGCACTACATCGTCCTCTGTCTTCACAACGATCACTACAAGGGTAAGTCATGAGGATACTAATCACTGGCATAGCCGGCATGATCGGCTATCACCTGGCGACTAGGCTGATGAACTATGGTCACGTGGTCGAGGGGGTAGATGACTACAACGACCTGTACTACGACTCCACGTTGAAGTACGACAGAGCCAAGCTCCTCAAACTCGCCGGTGTCAAGATCCATCACACGGACTTCTCCTACATCAACTACGAATCGTATGACCTGGTAGTCCACTTAGCAGCGCACGCGGCCGTCAGAGTCTCGATGAACAAGCAGATCGAGTACATCACGAACAATGTGACTCGTACTCAAGTGATGATCGAGGCCCTCGAGAAGTTGCCTAGGAAGATTCCAGTTGTATACGCCTCCACGTCGTGCGTACAACACGGGCAGCCTCTGCCTTGGAAAGAGTCAGACAATCCTGGTCATCAGAACAATTACTACGGCATGACCAAGAGGATGAATGAGTGTCAGTTCATCGCTTCGAAGATCCCCGTAGCGATTGGCCTCAGGTTCTTCACTGCATACGGCCCGTGGGGAAGGCCAGACATGGCTCTCCACATATTCACTAAGGCGATAGTCGAGGATGAGCCGCTGTACGTATTCAATAATGGCAACATGATCCGTGACTTCACATACGTAGAAGATGTGTGTCAGGGAATTCACTGCGCCATCAATCAAGCCGTGACGATTCCTAAATCGAAGGAGATCTACAACCTAGGCTACGGCGAGCAAGTCCAGCTGATGACGTTCATTAACTTGATCGCCAAAGAACTAGGAAAGAAGCCCGACTGTGTCATGATGCCTAAGCACCCGGCCGACGTCTTAGAGACTTGGTCTGATACGACTAAGCTGAGAGAGCTCGGCTATAAGCCCACTACTCCTGTAGAAGAGGGCATTCGTAAATTCGTAGACTGGTACAAGGATTACTATAGATGATGAGAGTAGCGATAGTCGGCCACGGCTTCGTTGGCAAGGCCGTAGACGAGGGACTGAAGTGCGTCGAGAAGATGATCATCGATCCCATCTATAAACACAACACTGTCAAGGATCTCTTTGATTACTATCCAGACGTCGTATTCATCTGTGTACCTACGCCGATGAGAGACGATGGCTCGATTGATTCCGACATCGTGGAAGATGTGATGACCAAGATAGCACTCTCTAGTGCCATCCGTCCTATCATAGTCGTCAAGAGTACGTGCACGCCTGAAGTCATCGACAGGTTAGAGATGCTGTGTCCATTCATCTACAATCCTGAATTCTTGACTGAGAAGAACGCGGCGCAGGACTTCATCAATCCTCCGTATATCATCCTCGGAGAAGGTGGCTATAGCGAAAACGACGTCAAGAGGATGGAAGCGTTCTATCGCAACTACACTAAGTGTAATCCGTGTGCTCCCATCATTAAGACCACGGCTCACACAGCCGCATTCATCAAATATGCTACCAACACCTTCTTAGCCAACAAGGTCATCTTCTTCAATCAATTGAAAGAACTCTATGACTCCGCAGGCGAGAAGGAGTGGGACACCCTGACCAAGACTCTATCGTATGACAGGAGAATGGGAGGATCTCACATGCAGGTACCCGGGCCTGATGGCCGTCTAGGATTTGGTGGAGCCTGCTTCCCCAAAGACGTAGCAGCATTCTTGAAGTACGCCGAGTCTCTAGGAAAAGACTTGTCGGTATTGCGAGAATCGGCGCACTACAACGCCGAGTTGCGGGGTAAATATAACAGACTGGACGACAGAGAGCTCGCTCAGAATGTGAACTTTAACTATGACAAGAAGAATTGAAAGGAATACTATGGCTGAAGATAATAGCGTCACTCCCTTGACTCCGAGCGCCGCGGAGCAGGCACAGAATCAACCCAATCCCAACGCCTTCAATCTGTCTATCTCCGTAGAGGAGCTTCGTAAGCGTAAGCTGTTCGTGGCTACTCCTATGTACGGCGGCATGTGTGCCGGCATGTTCACTAGGTCCATCGCCGACCTATCCGCTCTCTGTCACGCATACGGCATTCCCCTCCAGCTCTACTTCCTCTTCAACGAGTCTCTGATCACTCGCGCCCGCAACTACTGCTGTGACGAGTTCATGCGCTCGGGTGCCACTCACTTGATG